CTCTTGGAACTTCTAAGGTGGCAGAAGTTGGTTCTTGGAGTTGTGATGGAATTTCCATAGATATGCTTGATGATTCTCAGTTCGGAGATGAGTTCAAAACATATCAAATGGGAATGGGTGATTACGGCACGGTATCATTTGGTGGATGGTGGGATATGTCCGATACTACAGGGCAGAAGGTATTAGAATCGGCAATGAACAACAAAGTTAAAATTGTAGACATCAGGTTCTATGTCGACTCAACTTCTTACTATACGCCAAATACAAATGCAGCATCTTCTGGAGGTTCTGCAGAAGCAGGTATGTGGGTTCAGTCTATGAGAATAGGATTTGAGAAAGGTGGAATTGGCACAATAGAATTCACGGGTAAATTAACCGGAACTCTCATTCTCATCTAAACATGATTGTAAAACAAAAAACTCTGGAGGGAGAAAATGTTTATAGATTTTGAAAATCAAGGACAGTGGCATCAGTATGGAGAGGATGGAGACGCTTCTGTATGTTTGCGCCTTTGTCCTCTTGATATTCTCAGCGAAATCGACAAGGAAACTGCTATTGAAAAAGTTGAGTATAGAATTAATGACAAGACAAGGCAGATGGAAAGAATAGTGTATTCCCATACTAAAGACCCAAATCTTAGAAACGAGCTTTATTGGGATTACATTATTGTTGACTTTAAGGGATTTAAAAACAAAGGGACTGGGGAAGATATTCTTTGCACAAAGGAAAATAAAATTCTTTTGATGGGGCGTTCTCCACAGTTTGCAAGATTCGTTGTAGACAAGATTGAGGAAATGTCAGATGCGGCCGATATTAGAAATAAGGAAGTAAGAAAAAACTAATATCTCTCGTTGATTGGTTTCTGAAAAAAGTTCCTTGCGATGTTTGTAGAATAATCAACGAGAGAAGAGGAACAGAACCACAATGCATGGAAGAATGTTCACCAATAGTCTATGTAGAGAACGAAGAAGTCTTCAATATCTTTCCTATGGTTCACGACCAGCTATTGTATGCTGGAATGGGAGAACCAGTGGGATTGAATATGATTGCTGTAAAGGCGGTATTTGACATGCTCGAAGTCAAGAATCAAAAATCTTGCTTGGGGAAAATAATGACAATGTTCGAACATTACTTTGAGAAGATTAAGGAGAAGTAAATGGCAGATTCTATAGGCTCAGCATATGTAGAGATTGGTGCAGATACCCAACGCTTTAATCAGCAAATGTCTGGATTGCACAATCAATTGTCTTCTTCGATAAATGGATTGAATGTAAAGTCAACCATGCTCATGGGCGCAGTCATGGGCGGAATGATGTCTGTCGTTCAAATGGGCATTAATAAGATTATGCAATTGTTCCATCAAATGACAAGCGTAATAAAAGAATCAATTAATATAGCAACGAGAGTTGAAACGCTTGGTACAGTATTAGAAGTCGTTGGGAGAAATGCTGGCTATACTGCTAATGAGATGAGTGCTTTTGTAGGACAAGTAACTAAGATGGGCATCACTACTCAAGAGGCAATGCAGAATTTAACGAAGATGGCACAAGCACAATTAGATTTAACTCAAGCACATAAGTTGGCAAGAGTTGCTCAAGATGCAGCAGTAATTGGGAATATCAATAGCTCTGAAGCTTTTGGAAGAATACTTCATGGCGTGACTACTCTGCAACCTGAAATATTGAGAACAATAGGCATTATTGTAAGTTTTGAATCTGAATATGCTAAAGCTGCTGCTACTATGGGGAAAGGAGCTAATGCTCTTTCTCAGCAAGAAAAGCAACAAATAGCTTTTAATGCAACAATTGCACAAGGAGCAAAAATTCAAGGTGTATATGAAGCCTCTATGTCGACAGCAAATAAGCAAATGCAGTCAATGAAAAGATATACTGAAGAATTAAAGCTGTCTTTAGGGTCAGTGTTCAATGAAGCTATGTTTACTGTGGTTATGGCTACTGTAGATGCATTCAAGGATTGGAATAAAGCTGTTGATGATTTAAAAAAGACAGAAATATTCAATGAAATGTCTGATACCATTAATAAAGGCATTAAAATTGGAATGGAGTTTTTAAAGTATAGCATTAAAGGAGCATGGGAAATTGCTAAAGGATTATATGATGTGTTTAAAGATTTAGGTCCTGTGCTTGCTGGAATTGTTGTTGCTATGGGATTAATTGTCATTCCTATAAAGACAATGTATGTTCTTTTAGTTGATGTGCTTAAGATTATTAAATTGATTGCAGTTGGGTTTGTTGCGATAGGAGATGCTGTCATGAATTGGACTGACCCAGCGGCATGGACAAATCTTAAAAATGTCTTAAAAGAAATTGGGAAAGACATGTTAGATGTTGGCAAGCACATGGCAGAGCAAGGCCAGACGATGATTGATGACGCTACTAAATATGGTGAGCGTGTAGGAGGAGTAACGAGTACTCCGACAGAAACAAGAGAAATGAAACAAGCAAAAGCCGAAGAAGCAAGAGCTTTACAGATTATAAATGGGGAATATATCAAACAACTTAAGCTTACAAAAACAGTTAAGTGAATTAGGCAAAGATGAAAAAACTGAATGACTCAGAAAAAGAATGAAGAAATAAATAAAACGAAAAAAGTTTTAGCTGAGCAAGTTGCATTTAATAAAAAAATACAAGAAGCTGGGCAAAAAGCTGGATACGATGTTGGTGGGCAACTTAATAAGTCTACTGGAGCATTTTCTAAAGGGAATATAGAAGCTGATATTGCAAGAACTAAATCTGGAATAGAAGAAATGGCAGCGTTGCGCCAGAAAGGTAATTTGAGTCAGCAGCAATTAGACGAAAAAGCAATGAGAGACAAAAAGGCTTTGGAAACTGCGGCATTAGACTCTAAAATGATTTCATTAAATGCTGCAAATAAAAAGAGTATGGAGCAAAGAAAAGCTGATTTTGAATACGACAAGTTAGTTATGCAACAGGCAGGCAAAAGCGAAATTGAGATAGCTAAATATGTTAAAAAGCACAAAGACGACATTGCAGACAATACTCACAAAAATACATTAGCGAAAATAGCTATTGAGCACCAAAAAGAAGTGCTTAGCGGGAAGATAGGAGATACGATTGTTGCAAAAAGAGCTGCTGCTCAAAAAGATTTAGATTCCCAACTATATGAAAATCAAAAACAATTAGAAATGGAATCTCTTAAGATAAAAGAAAAAAGTTATGGGGTCATGCTTTCTTACTACCAATATATGGAACCAACTGCACAGAAGACACTTGACTTGTTAAAAAGGCAATGGGAAATTGAAGCTCAAAGAATTCAAGCACAATTAGAAGAAGGTCAAACTATAGACCAGAAAGCATATGTCAGAAGAAAAGAAGAAGAACTTTCGCTGAAACAGAAAATAGATAATTTAGAATACGAAGAGAATAAGAAGATGTCGTTACTTGCAATAGACGAAAGGAGAGGAATGCTTTCTGCTGAATATATTGCAACAGAAAGATTGAGCAGTTATCAAAAGCTTCTTGATATGTATGAAAAAGAATTAAAGTTAAAACAAAACGATGCTAATGCACAATTGACAATAAAGAAGAAAATGGATGATGTAACAAGAGCAATGATTGACCAAAACTACCAATTGGAAATTATGAAAGGAAGCTTTGGTGGTGGGCTTGTTCAAGGAATCGTTGACTACTACAATCAAATGAAAACTACTTTTGACTATGGCAAGCAAGTCGTTGGTGATTTTGCCTCAGTTTCAAAAGATTCAATAGGGACAGTATTTAAGGATTTGAAAAAAGGAGAATTAAAAAACTTTGCAGATTACTTCACAGACTTCTGTGATAAGCTTTCTGATAAATGGATAGACATGCTTTCTGAAATGTTGACTAATTGGATAGTTACAGGGAATATGATGAAAAGTGCTTCTACTGGAGGAGAAGGTGCCTTCGGTGGACTTCTTGGTATGGCTGCTAAACTCTTAGGATTTGGAGGAGCGTCTACAGAAGCGAATTATAGTTCTGCTCTTGGTGGAATAGACTGGAGACTTAATGCAGGAGAAACCGCAGCAATGGGATATCATGCTGGTGGGATTGTTGGGAAAGAAGCTTCTTTTGCCAAAGCAGTTCCTTCTTCTACATTTGCTTCTGCTCCAAGATATCACAACGGACTTCAGCCAAGCGAATTCCCTGCAATTCTTAAGAAAGGAGAAGGAGTCTTTACTGAAGGACAGATGGAAGCAATGTCGGCAGGCAATGCTCCTACGTTGGTGGTTAACGTAGAAAATAAAACTGGTTCACAAGTAAAAGCAACTCAATCTCAACCAAGTTTTGATGGTAAAAAATATATACGAACAGTCATATTAGAGCTTGCCGATTCTGATATGGCAGTTAGACAAAAATTTGGAGCACGATAATGCCTACATTTCCTACATTAACTAAAAGACCAACATATCCACTTGAAGAAGAAAGAGAAGATGCAACTATTCGTGCCCCATTTGAAGCTGGATATGAACATGCAAGACCACGGTTTACAAGAAATAGAAAAGTTTGGAAAGTCAAATATAAAAACATGGGAGCTACAGATAAAGCAACACTTGACACATTTGTCACTACTGTAAGAGAAGGTTCTGATTCATTCACTTGGACTAATCCGCAGAATGATACTTCTTATACGGTAACATTTCTACAGATACCAAGATTTACTTGCAATTTGAGATTGTCAACGACTGGAGTTTCTTACTTTGATGTAGAATTTGTCTTAAAGCAGGTATAACATGGATTCATCTCTTGTTGAAGCAAAACATGACTTAAATTCAACTACAGCTTGGTTGTTGTTAGCTGAATTTGTGGTTCCAACCACTCCAACAGCGACAAAGGTATACGCTGTAAGAAATACTGAAGACGTGACTTTCAATGAACAAGTTTACACAGCATTTCCATTTGAATTAGGCGCAACTAACCAAGTCAGCAAGGGTGATATTTCAAGATTAGAGTTTAAAATAAGCAATGTATCAAGAACAGTTCAAGGTTATTTAGAAGCTTATGATGGTTTAGTTGGTCAACCTGTTACAATTAGAGTTGTAGCCAAACCTGCTGGCGAATCTGTGTACCACGAAGCTGTGTCTTGGGATTATGAAGTGTTAGGTTGTCAAGCAGATGTTATGTGGGTAACTTTTAGTTTAGGTATCCCTAATCCTATTGGTAAAAGATTCCCACTGTTCAGGTACATAGCGAATCATTGCAGCTGGACATTTAATTCTCCTACGGTTAGAGCTGCTGGAACAAATGCTGGTGTTGAATGTGGCTATACTGGAGCAGATACAACCTGCAAAAGAACTCTTGCAGACTGCCAAGCTAAAGCTAACAGTGGTAGATATGGTGGGTATGTTGGAATGGGTAGTGGAGGTATAAGATTGGTATGATAGATTTTTCTAAGTTTTTAGGCATTCCATATAAAAGAGGTGGTAGGGATATGTCTGGGTTAGATTGCTATGGATTAATGAAAGTCCTTAGTGATGAACAAGAAAACAGCATTCCAGACTATGCTACTCCTGACGACCAAAGCTTAATTTATCAGTTGGTTAACTCTGAAAAAGAGTTGTTTGAGAAGTTAGATAAACCTGAAAGTGGCTGCTATGTTGTATTTTCTTTGAGACCTTATCACTTTCATTTCGGTATGGTTATAGGAGAAAATAAATTCATACACATTCTTGAAAAGAAGAGTGTTGTTATTGAGAGATTAGACAACTGGCTGTGGTCTAAAAAAATAGTGGGATTTTATAGATGGAACAAATAAAACTAATTAAAGTTAAAAATCCTTTTGATAGAATTAATTCAAGAGATACTGAATTTGTAGACTATCATGGGGAAACGCTGCTCGAACTCAAAGAATTATACTTTGGTAACTATCCTGTAATCATTTCTGTAAATGGAAGAGTTATCAAAGATGAATACTTAGGCAATGTTAAGGTGCTTCCTAACGACTATATCTTATTTCATCCTCCAATAGAAGGTGGAGGTGTCTTTCGTATGATTGCTATGTTGGCAGTTATGGCTGTTGCTATGGTTGTTACTTGGGGAGTTGCAGGAGTTGCTGGTGGAATAGGATTTGGTGCTGGTGTATCTGCTGGTTTTGGAGGAACTCTTGCGGTTGGTGGGGCAGCTATGTTCGCTGGGGCATTAGCAGGTATGGCTGTTATGATGGTTGGTGGTTTGTTGGTCAACACACTGCTTCCACTATCAATCCCTGATGTAGATTCGGGAAATGTTGGAGGTAGTGGTTTTGAAAACTCAAACACCTATTCTTGGAATCCACAGACTACACAACAACAGGGAATTGTGGTTCCTAAATTCTACGGTCTAACTAAAGTATATGGAAATATAATTGCCGCACACACAGAAACAGAATCAAATAAAAACTACATGAATGCTTTGGTTAGCTTGGGTTTAGGACCAATTAACAGACTATATGATTTTAAGGTTAATGACCAACCAATAGAGAATTTAACAGGCGTCACTCCATATTCTCGATATGGTGATTTAACACAATCTGTGGTTAAAAACTTTAATGATACTAAAGCAGAGTACCCACTTAGTATTAAACTCTCTTATAATACACCTTACACCTATGAAACCATAAGCAATGCCTTTGATGGGATTGAAGTAGATATTAGTTTTCCTCAAGGCTTATATTATGCCAATGACCAAGGTGGATTAAGCGCAACATCTGTGTCCCTTACCGTTGAAATTAAAAAGCAGGGAGACACTTATTGGATTCCTTTAACAAAACAATCTATATCCACAGCTTATACAGTTGACTATGGTTACTGGAGTTATGGTCATTGGGTAAATGTATATGACACTGGTGGATGGGGGATGGTTGTGGATACTATCTTTCACGAAGCTGGTAAAGGCTCTTCAACTTCAACAGACCACAAAGAAGGAGAATTTTACAAAACTGATTATATAGACGATGGTTCGGGTAACGCTATTGAAGTTTCATATTATTGGAAGTGGGTTTCGCAGGTAGGTACAGAATACTCTACAAGTACCGTGTACTATGATACCGTTACAGACTCTAAAAATTCACAAATAGTAAAAACTTATAAGTCAGAAAGTGTCTTACCTCATGGTAGGTATGATGTACGAGTAACAAGACTATCTGCTGATTATGGAACAAGATATGGAGCAAGCACATACCTATCAGGCGTTCGAGAAGTCACATTGGACGATTTCACTTATCCAAGACATGCTTTGGTAGGATTAAGAGCTTTAGCAACAGACCAGCTTTCAGGGTCTCTTAAATTTTCCTGTATGTGCGAAGGCTCTTTGGTAAGATATACTGCTGATGGCGAAACATGGCTTGTAGGATATAACAACAATCCTGCGTGGGTATGCTATGATGTTCTTACTCAGCCTGTGTTTGATGACCCAGACCAAGTAATAGACCCTACAGATAGTCTTAATTACACTTGTATAGCTGATGTTACTGGAAGTGCTACTGAGCCTCATTCAGACACAACTCATTGGAAACAGACAGGAGATGTTGGTGTAGCTTGGGTTTCAGAAGGAACTTATACTACAAGAAGTGCTACACCACTAAGATATGATGGAATAAATCCCAGCAGAATAGATACTACGTCTTTCTTAGAATGGGCTGACTGGTGTGATGACCTTGTTGGGGATTATTCAGTAACAGCGACAACTATAGATGCCGCAGCTACAAGAATTTGGGATACTTGCTATGGGAACTCCTTATATATAGCTGGTGTAGACGATAAAATTTATAAATCTGCTAACGGTTCTTCTTGGACAAAAGTATACGATGCTTCTGATTCTGATAAGCAAGTTAGAATTTTAATGACCAATGGAACGAATGTGTTTGTAGCTGTAATCTTTGATACAGATACTCAAATAAACACTATCGTGACTTCCACAGATGGGACTACTTGGAACACAAATGCTTTAGATTTGACTTGTGCAGATGTTGGAACAAATACGGCTTATAGGAAAATAGTTAAAGGTAGTTGTGGATACATGAACAGTAAGTTTATAATTACTGGAAATGCATCAAGAGATACTGCAACAGCTACAGAATCAAGAAAGATTTTTTATTCAAGTGATGGTACTACTTGGTCAACAGTCACTTCAGTTTACTCAACTCCTACTTCGTATCCTTATATAAATAAATTTCTTGCTTACGGAAATAGTGTGTATGTGGCTGATAGTGGTTCTGTTACCTATGGATTAATCTCTTCTGATTTAACTAATTGGGCAGCAATAACAGGGTTTCCAAAAAAGATAATATCTTTAATTTTTGATGGAACAAATTTTGTAACGATGACCTTAGAAACCACTGCACAGAATAATCGTGGATATGTTTTTTCTACAAGTGCTGATGGACTTACGTGGACTAAAGTTTCTACATTAAAGACAAATAAGAATTGCATTGACCCGAAGTTAATATTTACAAATTCAAAATATTTCTTTCTTGGTGGTGGAGATACTTTTGGTGAATCATATGCATCTGCGGACTTAATTAATTGGAATAAGTTAGATATAGGATATGATGTAGAAAACATGACCTATGCAAGTATTTCTGGTGTTGGAACATATTTATTTTCTTATAAGAATAAATATAACATTAGCGGATATGCTGATTATACAAAAATAACAGGAACAGACTTAACAAAGAATGAAAAAGAAGTAAGATTTGCTTTCAATGGCGGGTTTGATTCAGCTACAACTTTATGGGAAGCAGTATTACAGATTTGTGCTATGTCAAGAGCATTACCAATATGGACAGGAACTAAATTGTCTATAGTCGTTGACAAAGCAGTCACATTAGCAACTGACGTAACTCAAATGTTTACGATGGGGAATATATACACAGACTCATTTGTAGAAACATTTTTATCTTCTGAGGAGAGATGTGGTGAATTAGAAATTAGTTTTGTTGATAAAGACTCTGATTACGAAAAAGGGGTATTTACAGTATTTAATACTACCTTGGACAAGCCTACTAATAAGGTAGGTGTGCAGTTAATTGGAACTACATCTGCTAAACAGGCTTGGAGAGCAGGAACATTTCAATTAGCTCAAAATGAATTGTTACACAGAATCATATCCTTTGATGTGGATATAGATGCTATTGCCTGTACAATAGGTCACACTATTTACTTTGCCCACGATGTACCTCAGTGGGGATTAGTAAGTGGTAGGATTGCACCTTCTTCACAAGTTCTTGGCGGAGACGATGGCTTAAATTATACCTGTAAGTTAGGACATACTTCTTCTGCTACAGATAGACCGGGAATGGTTCCTGCAACTGCTAATTGGGCGACATATTGGACACAAACTGGAGATGCTGGTGCAACTTGGGTAACAGGCACAGCATATATAACCTCTTCAACTAATTCTACAGTTACATTAGACCAAGAAGTTACCATAGAAAGTGCTCCAAAAACTTATGGAATAAGAGTGTGGCAAAGTGATGATACTATAGAGACAAAAACAGTTACAAGTGCTGCTGGAACTTATACAACTTTGTCAATAGCACCTGCTACATGGACTAAGAACCCAGAAGCG